ATTTCCACAAGTAGTATATTTGTTTTAGGATTATTCTTCGGCGCACTATTGGGCCGACTTGTAACCTTTAGTATTCTAGCCGCTGGCTGTGTGGTAATGTTAATACTTAGGTACTAATGTTGTATTTTTGCAACGACACCAAAAAATGCTTGACAATTTTTACCATCCTGTTATACTATATTCATAGATTGATAGAAAGAGGTTGAAAATGAAGTTGCTCTCCACTGGTAATCCTAAAGTACTCAAAGGCATGTCACAAGGATATAACACTTATATCTTACATTTGGCACCTGCTAATTTGTCGGGTTATGAAACATGTGCCAAGCGCACCCTTGGTTGCACCGATGCTTGTCTCAACCTCGCTGGTCGTGGTGGCATGTTCAAGCGTGGCGAGAATACCAACGTTATTCAACAAGCCCGTATCCGCAAAACAAAATCCTTTTTTGAGAACCGTGTAGAATTTATGGCTACACTGGTTAAAGATATTGAGTTGGCTATCAAGCAAAGCAAAAAAATGGACTTGGTGCCTGTCTTTCGCTTGAACGGCACGTCCGATTTGGCTTGGGAAAAATACGAAGTTGTTCGCAACGGTCAATTGTTCCGCAACATCTTCACCGCTTTTCCAGAAGTCCAATTCTACGATTACACCAAAATTCTTGGTCGTAAAATTAAAGAGTATTCAAATTATCATTTGACATTTTCAGCCGCAGACGGTAACGATTCCGATGTGTTGAAGGCTATGAATGAAGGTTTGAATGTTGCGGTAGTCTTCGGTATCAAAAAAACATTGCCGATGCCTGTTGATTACCTCAGCCGCCCAGTCTTTAACGGCGATGAATCCGACTTGCGTTTCCTTGACCCCAAGGGTGTGATTGTCGGTCTCTATGCTAAAGGCAAAGCAAAAAAGGATACTACCGGTTTCGTTAAGTATCCTACCATCATGTTGCAAAAAGCCGCATGATTACCAGCCATATGGTTGACATGTGGCAATTTTTATCGTATAATGTAGTTTCTTAAATTAAATTGGAGTTTTATTATGGCAAAAGCAAAAATCGTTAAACCAGCTAAAGCAGTTCGTTTGAAAGCATGGGAGCCAATCTTCCAGTTGCTTATGACTGGCGAAGTGGTTAAAAAAGAAGTGTTTGAAAATTTGTTGGGTGAGCATTTGAAATACAAATTGTCGGCCCACATTCTGGAGATTAGACTCCGCAGTGGTGCAACCATTCGTGTTGTTAAAGATGGACGTAAAGTTGAATCGTATCAACTTATGAATCCAACATCCGACGGTGTTGTTAAGTATTGGCGTGACCGCGGTATCGTTCTTGATTCCGTGAAAACCCTAAAAGATTTGCAAGCTACGCCTGCAAAAGAAGCCGAAGTTCTTACTGTGACTGAGGTTACCGAGCCAAACGTTACGGCTTGAGTTAAAAACTATTAAAGTTTAGCCTGGGTGCAATGCCCAGGTTTTTTTCTATGGAGAATCGGAATGTGGAAATTATGGGCTAAAGCATTAGGTGAAAAAGCTGGAGAAGATGATAAAGAGGCCGATAAAGTTGCTTGCATTCGGACGTTGATTGTGTTATCATACATCATCACTAATATTTTTATTGTTGCTGGCGTAATTCGCCATTGGTAAATATATGACTACTTTTTTAACTACGAACACATACACCACTGTACCTATTATTCAGACTAATAATACAGCTGGTCCTACAATCACTTTGCCTGAGCCTATCAGTTATGAATTTCAGGTTGCTGAATGGATTGATGATAATGAAAAAATAATTAAAGTTGCTTTGCAAGTGAAGAAAAATGTCCATGACCAATATGGAAATATTAAAATTCATGGCTACTGGCAAGAAGTCCCACGAATAAAACTTAAACTATGAATATCTTTTACCTTGACCATGATGTGAGTAAGTGTGCTGAAATGCACAATGATAAACACACCGTTAAAATGATACTTGAATATGCTCAATTACTTTCTACTGCTCATCGTTTTCTTGATGGTACTCTCATTGATGGCTACAGTAAAACTGGTCGCAAACAAAAAAGATATGTACTTTCTAGTGACCTTGATTCTATTTTCTATGCTTCTACACATATCAATCATCCTTCAGCAATTTGGGTGAGACAATCACCTGAGAATTATCTTTGGTTGGCTAATATGTTGCTCGCATTATGTGAAGAATATACTTATCGTTACGGTAAAACGCATAAGGTAGAACGTGATGGTCTTTGCTTTGTGTTGTTGAAAACTGTTCCCGCAAATATCGGCAACAAAGGTTGGTCTGAGCCAACTCCTGCTATGCCTGATGAAGTGAAGATTCCCGGTGATTCTATTGCATCATATCGGAATTACTACATAAACAATAAAGTCCATCTAGCAAATTGGAAAAAACGCAGTATCCCTCAGTGGTACTCTACTATATAAGAGTGTAACATGCCTACATATAACTTCTTGAATATTGATACGGGTGAAGAATTTGAATCGTTTATGAAAATTTCTGAACGAGAAGAATATCTGAAATCTAATCCAAACATACAATCGGTGATGACTGCACCAGCGATTGTCACGGGCGTGTCTACATCAAAGCAGAACCGGGTGCCTGATGGCTTCAAAGAGGTTCTATCAAAAATCTCCGAAGCACATCCTGCTAGTGATTTGGCTGACAAGCACACCAAAAAATCCATTAAACAAGCCAGAACCGAACAAATTGTGAAAAAGCATATGGGAGGATGATGGCATTAAAACTTAGAGGGTCTTCATGGCAAGAAAAGCAAATACAAAGATTAGACTTGTTGATGAATCTGATGTGCAAGCGAAACCAACGAATGCATTAAAAATCAGAATAGATGATTTAAAAACTTTTGACCCACTAACAAACAATCAAAAATTATTTTTTGATGCATATAAGAGAGGCGATTATTTTGTAGCACTTCACGGCGTAGCAGGAACAGGTAAAACATTTTGTGCATTGTACAAAGCACTAGAAGAAGTTTTAGATAAGAGTAATCCATTTCATAAAATCATTATTGTCCGTTCAGCGGTACAATCAAGAGAAATGGGTCACTTGCCTGGCGATGTTGCGGAGAAGATGGAAATATATCAGCAACCATACCAACAAATTTGCCATACATTGTTCGGTCGCAAAGATGCGTACCAGAGACTTGATGAACAAGGATATGTTGAGTTCATTTCAACATCATTCATTCGTGGTATGTCATTTGATGATGCGATTATTATTGTTGATGAAATGCAAAATTTGACCTTTGAAGAAATTGATACTGTTATGACCCGGGTTGGTTATCGCTCAAAAATTATTTGGTGTGGTGACTATCGCCAAACAGACTTGAACAAAAAGAAAAATGATATGACTGGTATTTTGAAATTCTTTGATATCGCAATGCACATGAATGCGTTTACGAGAATTGAGTTTACCGCAGATGACATTGTTCGGTCATCACTTGTGAAAGATTACATCCTTGCTAAAATGCAACATGAGGATGCAGCCAATTAAATTATGTTTATCTATTGCCCACCCAAGAAACTTGAAGACTTAAAATCAGAAACACTAGAGAACGGAAGATTTTATGTAACACCAGATGGTAAAAGATTGCCATCGGTAACAACCGTATTGGGCGCAATGGGTAAGAAAGCCATCTATGAATGGCGACAGCGTGTTGGTGCAGAGGAAGCAAATCGCATTTCACGGATTGCTTCTGGTCGTGGTACCCGTATGCATACGCTATGTGAGAAGTATTTGAACAATCAAGACATAGGTAAACCAATGCCTGATGCTTTGGAGTTGTTTAGGAAAGTAAAGCCGTACCTAAATAAAATCAACAACATTCATTATCAAGAATGTGCATTGTGGTCAACCAAACTTGGCATGGCTGGACGTGTAGATTGTATCGCAGAATACGATGGCGTTCTATCCGTCATTGATTTTAAGACATCCAGCAGAGTGAAAACTGCGGAAGATATTCCTGCTTATTTCGCTCAATGTACCGCTTATGCATTGATGTATGAAGAATTGATTGGTGTGAGAATTGACCAAATAGTTGTTATCATGGCTGTTCAAGAAGATAGTCCAATCATCTTTGTGGAACCAATGAGAAAACATATAAATACACTATTAGAATACATTAGTTTTTACCGAAAAAAAACAATTATTACCTGACAACCTAGTTTTGTTGTGTTATAATTAGTGTTATTGCTGTATGAAGCAAAGAGAAAAGTGTCCTGGACGGGGGTGCGAATCCCCCCACCTCCACCATAAGGATTTAAGTGGATAATAAACTTAAAGAATTGCAGGAAAACTTAGCTAAAGATTTAGTTAAGTGTGAAGCCCGTGAGGGAATAACATTGACTGAAGAAAATTTAGAAAAGATTTCCGATGCTTATTCAAAGGTTTATGATATCATTACTGAGATAAAATCTTTATGATGGGGGTGACCTAGATTCGACAGGGCAAAGAGTAACAGAGTGGACAGCACGACAGCGATAGTCGTAAAAACTAAAAAAAAGTAAACGCAAACGACTCACAGTTCGCATTGGCAGCCTAAACGCTGACTAGGGTTTCGGTAGGTTTCCTCGTAACAGAATAACCTACCATCATTTTATTAAGGAGTTTTATTTTGAAGAAAATCGCAATCGCAAGTTTAATTGCAATCGCTGGTGCTGTACAAGCAGGTGGTTTCGTTTCGTATGGTGTTGACCAAGTTACCGACCGTGTAAGCAACCAACAAAGCATCGCACAATATGTTCGTGCTGGTACCTCATTAGGTGGTTTCAATCTTGGATTACAAAATCGTAATGCACGTACCAATGACAACCAATCCATGTTCAATAGTTTGGAACTTACTGCAGGTAAGACAGTTTTCGGTATCAACCCATTCGTTGGCGTTGGTTTTGATAATGGTGGTGCTGGTGCAAAGCCATATGAATATGGTCTAGTCGGCGCAAACGCTGGAGTTAAAGTTGGTCCTGGTTATGCCATGGCTGGTGCTAAGACCCGTGTAAATTGGGACAGCGCAAATCCAAAACAATCTGTAGTATTTGTTAGCTACGACATGCCAGTTATCAGCAAAGTATCTGTTGGTGTTGGTGTTAGCCAAAGCTATCAAGATATTCAAGACCGAGCAGTCGGACTTACAGTCTCTGTAGGATTCTAATATCGGAGTTTGTTAGTTCTCAATAAAAACTAACACACACTAACACACAGGAGAAAACAATGTCAAACATGACACCTTTTGAGATACGCCTTGACCTATTAAAAATGGCACAAGGAATGCTATCAGATGATTATTATGGTAAGCGTGAGCAAATCAGCAATGATTGGTCCATGCAATGTGAATCCGCAAAAATCAAAGGCGAAACACCGCCAGCACACCCAGGCTTCCCGCCTTATCCCTCAGAGACAGAAATTATAGCCAAAGCACAAGTGCTTAATGGTTTCGTTTCTAATGTTTCTATGGAAACTCCAAAAGTTACCAAGAAATCCAGTTGAGGGTATGCCAGACACACTGGCATTTTACACACAGAAAGGAAACAGATGCGAAGTAAACCTATACTTTTGAGTATACTTTTTTCATCTATAATTTTGTCATTATCACTTATAAATGTTGACACACAAAACATTCTACCAATGAAGTCAACATTCAATGCACTTACTACAGATGCAAAGAAACAGGTAACTTGTCTAGCCGAAAATATTTACTTTGAAGCGGCCCATGAGCCAAACGAAGGAAAGAAAGCGGTAGCATTCGTAACATTCAATAGAGTACAGTCTGGGTATGCCGATGATATATGCGGCGTGGTAAAGCAAAAGACTGGTAACACTTGCCAATTTTCCTGGTATTGTGACAGCACATTTACCAGCAGAGTATTGACAATCAAGCACACTCTATTGTATAATGAGATTTTAGAGTTATCAACAAACTTATTTTTGAATTTTGAAAGAATGACCGATGTAACAAACGGAGCAACTTATTATCATGCTGATTATGTAAATCCAGGTTGGACAAAACTAAAAAAGGAGAAACAAATTGGCAGGCATATTTTCTACAAAAGCAAAGGTGACAAAATTGACAGAAACAAAGGAATTATCTAAAATGAACAAAGACTTGATTACGATATTTGTGTCCATGACTATAGTTCTATGCACTCTTATAGTCTCAATGGGATTTTATAGTATAAACGATAGAAACAACATGGCAAAAAACATTGAAGCGGCTATCGCCAAAGGCGTTGATCCAGTTTCTGTTAAGTGTGCATATGAAACAAACATAAATGCAATTTGTATAACCTACGCAGCCACGACTAAAAAATAATGAGTGAAGTAGATAGAATTTTTAGAGAATTGAGGTCTTTCGCATCTACTATAGGTGAAGCACCTCCAGTGAGATATCGTAAATCAAAAGGAAAACGGAGAAAACGTAGTTTGAAAGCATGGACTTATGACGCAATGGATATGAATATGAATGAAATGAAAACTGGTATTAACGATAAATTTTTTGTTGGCGCATCAGATTACGCTGACTGGTTGCACTTGCAATTACTTGATTCGCGGACAGAAAAGAAAATGTCCACTTTCAATTCTGATTTGAAGATGCACGGCAATCGTAAAAAGTGGCAAGACTTTATTGATGAAGAATTTGATGGCGACTACATCATTCAATATACAGATTCTTCTGGACTTATTGTTACAGAAGGTTTGAATTTCATTCGTTATGATGTGAATTCCAATTCTGTCTCAACGCATACATATGGAGATAAAATTTTTATTGAAAATGTTGAAGATATTTTTCTAAAGCATTTTGATGAAGTTACCTCATACATTGAATGGGTGTATGGAGCAAATGGCGATAGCGTGAATGTTCCTCTGAATGCCGAGCGTTTGCCTGTTGATGAAATGTATCCGTTCCTCAAAGAACCATTGACCGACTACTATGACCGTTATCTGGAATCTAATGCAAACATTCTTTTGCTGATTGGACCACCAGGCACTGGGAAGACTACTTTCATTCGTGGTCTTCTTGCACACAGTAACTCGTCTGCTATTGTGACATATGATGCCGCAATTCTGGAGAAAGATTATCTGTTTGCACGTTTCATTGAAGATGAAACTGGTGTGATGGTGCTTGAAGATTCTGATAACTTCCTGAAAGCACGTAGCGATGGTAATACCATGATGCATCGTTTTCTGAACGTTGGTGATGGTCTTGTTACAACAAAAGGTAAGAAGTTGATTTTCTCAACTAACTTGCCAAGCATTCGTGACATTGATCCTGCGTTGATTCGCCCCGGTCGTTGTTTTGACATTGTTTCTTTTGATACATTGAAACAAAAAGAAGCCGAAGCACTGGCTAAGAAAATCGGTGTTAAGTTGGATGGTAAGCGTGATAGCTGGACTATCGCAGAAGTGTTCAACAAACAAATTGAACAAAGTACCAACAAAACAGTTGGTAGCAAAATGGGTTTCGTTTAAGGAGTATATTATGGCAGTAAAACAATTTAGTATTAATCAAATCTCTAGTGAGGCTGACCGCAAGAAATTGCTTGATGCTATGAAAGAGTGTTCCAATTCTATGATTCGCATGGAAGGCGAAAAAGACTTTATCAAGGAAGCAATCAAAGAAATTTGTGATGACTTGAAGTTGCCTAAGAATATTGTGAACCGTCTAGTTAAAGTTTACCACAAACAAAACTATGATGAAGAAGTTGCTGTGCATGAACAATTTGAACAGTTGTATGAAACGATTGTAAAATAATGCCAACAAAAGATGAAATGTACAAGTTCCAGGAAGAGATTGAAAAACTCGTAGCTGGAACAGACTACAACTACATGGAAGCAATCATTGAGTATTGTAATCAGACTGGTATGGAAATTGAATTAGCCTCCAGTCTGGTAAACAAAGACTTGAAGGCAAAGATTGAAATTGATGCACAAGAACTCAATATGTTACCAAAAACACGTAGACTTCCTATTTAATTTGTGATATAATTATAGCATGACTGGTTATGAAGCATTTACTCTCTATCACGTACTAAAACTGCATTTCACCTCGGGCTATGACTTTTTTAAGTACAACGGTAAAACAAATATCACCATAGAAACATTTGAGAGAAGAAAAGACAAGTACCATTTCTACAAGTTATCCCGCAAGTTTAACAACCGTAGAAATGATTACATGGATTTTGTTATCTCAAATTTTCTACACAATGATAATTGTTGGGCAGGCACTTTGCTTGAAGATGGTTCAGATGAAGTTAATATAAAAAGACTTGCAATCATTCAAGCATTGAGTTACAATTTTCAAAATGATTGTTCGGTGATTGGTGAGAGTGGAAACATAAACGATTTATTAAAAACTGATGGTGAGTATCCAGAGTTATTGACGATGACTTTACAAAAAGTTATTCAGACTGAAACTATATGCATACTTAATTCAATGATGAATTTTCTTCCCATGTGGCAAAGAAAAATCTCAGATGACATTCGCTGGCCATTACTGTATCAAAAGTGGACAAAATATTCTCCGTTTTTGAGTTTTGATAAAGCAAAGTTTCGTGAAATAGCATTGAAAGAATTGAAATGATTGAAAAGATTTATTTGGATATGGATGGTGTTCTCTGTAACTTTGAGCGCCGATACTTTGAGTTATACAAAGAACTACCAGGTTCAATGCGTGACCGAAAAGATTTTAATGTTCACTGGCACGACTTTATAGCGACAAAGCAATTTGAAACGCTAGACTGGTATCCTGGTGGTAAAGAATTGGTAATGTTTTGCTTTGAGGCAAACGTATCAATTGAGTTGTTGACTTCTTCTGGTGGTAACAAATACCATGATGAGGTTGCACGACAAAAACGTGTTTGGTTAGATAACAATGGTCTTGAAAAACTGAAGGCGAACGTTGTTCCCGGTCGTAAGCACAAGGCTGAGTATGCTACACCAAACACAATTCTTATTGATGATACACAAGATATTATTCAGTCCTTTAATGCGGCTGGTGGTATTGGTATTCTTCATAAAGAAATTGGTAATACTTTAATGATGCTTGAAAAGCTACTTGAAGTTGAACTAAATACATGATACAATGAATCATGTGGATAATTTTATACAACGCATACAATTTATACAAAGGAAAATACTATGTCTTTCGCTAATCTAAAACGCAACCGCGACAGCCTTGATAAACTCACTAAGGCTATTGAGACCACCACACAAACTGCTGAGGCTGGCTCAAAAGATGACACCCGATTCTGGCAACCAACTGTGGATAAATCTGGTAACGGCATGGCTGTTATTCGTTTTCTACCAGCACCGTCTATTGATGGTGATGATGGTCTTCCTTGGGTTCGCCGTTTTGACCACGGCTTCCAAGGACCAGGTGGTTGGTTCATTGATAACTGTTTGACTACAGTTGGTGATAAGTGTCCCGTTTGTGAACATAACTCTACATTGTGGAATTCTGGTGTTGAAGCAAACAAAGAAATTGTTCGTAAACAAAAGCGCCGCTTGAGTTACGTTGCAAACATCTATGTTATTTCTGACCCAAGCAATCCTGAAAATGAAGGTACTGTTCGCTTATATAAATTCGGAAAGAAAATCTTTGATAAGATTTCCGAAGTGATGAATCCTGAGTTTCCTGATGAAACACCTTTGAACCCATTTGACTTGTGGGAAGGTGCTAACTTCAAATTGAAGATTCGTAATGTTGAGGGATATCGCAACTATGACAAATCAGAATTTGCTGATAAGTCTGCATTGCTTGATGGTGATGATGATAAATTGGAAGCAATTTACACCAAAGAACATTCTTTGAAAGATTTTACGGACAAGAAACATTTCAAACCATATGAACAACTTAAGGCTCGCCTTGATAAGGTTCTTGGTTTTGAAGGTGACGCTGTTCCTAATATTCGTGCAGAAGATGTTGAATTGCCAACACCAGTCGCAAGGGCAAAAGCACCTGTTGCTGATACTGTAGATGATGACTTGGATTACTTCAAGTCTTTAGCTGAACAATAAACTAAAGCTCCTTCTCTCAGAACTTAGTTTGCCCCGCCTAGTGCGGGGTTTTTCATGCGTATGCGTTTGTAACAAACAATTCAGCGGCATCTTTATTCCAAGATGCCGCCACTACGGTACCACCAGATGATGTGTTTGTTGTATTGTTGTTATTAATTACTGTTGATCCACTTGAACCGTTGTTCATTGCTAAGGATCTAACACCATCATTCATTTGTGTAGACAGTGATGCAATTTCAATTCCCTTGGCTCTTTTAATTGCATTTTCTAAATTTGTACCATAATTTTCAAAGGCTTCAATAGAGTTTCCAGCCGAGCCTGGATCTACCCATTTTTTAAGACCTTCCAATAATGTTGCGTCTTTATAGTATTTACCATTTTCCCATAACCATCTCTGTGCGGCTTGTCCTTGCGCCATAGTTGGAAATTTTGCAAAAGTTCTGCCATTAACAGTATCACCAGCTTCTGCTCCAAATTGCTTTTGCCATTCAGGATTCCAAACCATTGCTCCAGGATTATTAAGTCTATTAGGAATAGTTCCAGTTTTATTAACGCCCTCAGCATTTGCTTGTGCCGTTAAAAATGCTTGTTTTTGTTCTTCGGATAAATTTGAAAATTTGTAACGACTTAAAGCACCAGCATCAATTTTTGTTGGTGTATTTTTATTTGCTGGTGACATAGGACTATAACCTCCGCCATACTGACCACCAGGAAGAGATGCTTTTCCTTCTTCAATATATTTGTTAAATTTATTTCCTATCTGAGGATTAATCAATTCTTCCCATTCTTTATTTTTTCTTTGTGAGATGCTTTTTAAATTTTGAAGATTATCATACATTTGCAAAATGGATTTTTGATTACTACTTAAATTTTGTTCAAATAAACCACCCTTTGCTCTTTGTTCTAAAGCTCCCTGCAATGAGACTGATCGTTCTTTTTCAAAATCTTTTATCTCTTTTTCTTTTTCTGATATTAATCCTGGAAGTTCATCCCTTGAAGGCTCTCCTGTAGCATATCCAAAAAGCCCTGCGAGTCCTGCGGCACCTAATGAAACTAAAGCCCCCGCCCCAGTTCTTCCTCCAATTCCAATCGCTAGTCCTCCAGCGATGGCGGCAAATATTTTTCCTTTGTTAGCTTGAAAAAGTTCGTTTATTAAAAAACCAAATATTTTTCCTGTATTTGATACGCTGTCCGCAAGAGTTTGATATGCCGCTTTAACATATACTGTGGTAACATCAGTTATTGTAGCGATAGATTTTCCCAAATTATCAAGAGTTGGACCAAATTTATTTGTTATCCATTTTAATGAATCACTAAATTTCGTTGTTTCAAATACCTCATCTAATTTTTTTGTTATTTGTTTAAGAAAAGAATCTTCCGAATTTGGATCATATCCTATGATAGAATAAAATTTATTTTTAATTTCATCTCCCAAAGTAGAAAAATCAACATTTTCGGAAACTTGTTTAATTAAATACGCAACACCCGCCAGAGCAATCGCGGCTAGAATAAAACCTCCTGGCACTCCACTCATTACAGTGCCAATAACTCCCAAAATTCCTCCGCCAACTTTTCCAACTACGCCCAATAAGCCACCAATAATACCTCCGACTAATCCAGCTCCACCAGATATTACACTACCAATACCGGAAAAAATTCCTCCAATACCTGCGCCAATACTTGAAAGTATTCCTCCGCCGCTACTTTCTTGTGTGGTTTTATTAGCATTTGTTGGAGACTTCTTTTTGTCTGATAATAATGAATTTCTTTTATCTGCACCCATCCACAAAGCATCTGCACCTCTTGATGATTTACCTGTCATTTTTTTGGTCATGGATGCTATGTTCTGTCTAGTGATGTTCATATCTCTAGCCATAGAATTCATATTCATGGTATTTTTAGCCACAACTTTTAATAGGCTCTCCTGTCTTTCCATTGATATACCCAGCGCATTTACGGCTGCACTTTGTTGTGGTGAATCTGAACTTAATTTTGGTGCACCACCTAACGCAGAAAAACCTTTGCCGAATATTTTTTGACCTGTAGCTGATACGATTCCACTTCCACCAAACAAAACATTCCTAATATCCATTCTCTCTTTTCTTTGCTTCAAAGCCGCTGAACCAAGAGAACTCAAAATTCCTTTTGATTTCAATTCTTGTTTGTATATTTGGGAGAATTTAGTTGCCATTTATTTTCTTCTTGCTAAATTTTGTTGTTTAATCTTCTCGTTTTCTTCCTCAATGTGACGGAGAAGCATAGTAACATATACATTTCTTTCCCACGGCAACATATCATTCAAATCTTGTAAGGAGTATTTGTGATGTTGCATTAGTGCGAAATTAGTTTGGTAATGGTTACTTAAAATATCATAACGAAAGGTTACCCGAAAAAACTTTGGATTCCTTCAAGCATTAATTCTTCTTCATAAGCACATTTCTGACAGGTAAACTTAATTTGTTTCTTTAATTTTGGAATGTTCTCAAAAAATTCTTGGATTTTTCCAAACTGTTCCCTTGTTAAACTATCAATAAAATCTACCAATTCTTCTTCTGGTGTATCTTTAGCATAGTACATTGATTCGTTATCATAAATGAAATCAATAGAACTGATAATTGTTTTTGAAATTAACTCAGTTGATGTTATGTCTTTTATTTTACTAATATCTTCAATATTCTTAAAGTTGGGATATTTTAATGCGACACCTAGATTTGATGTTAGTTGAATTTTATTGTTTATATCACCAATTACAGGTTCAACTTCTAATGCATTAAAACTCAACTTTACCAAAGCGTTACATTTCTTTTCTTCTTCTCCAGCACCACTAATTGTATTATTACATTTGTATTGTAAGTCAACAATTTCACCAACGGATCTGGCTCTCAGATGCATGAAGAAATATTCAAAGTCTAGAATAGGCAAGTCTTCAACATCAATATCTGAAACGCAACAATTATTAATAATTTGCTTGATAGCTAACAATATCGCATCTTGGTCTTCTGATTCCGCAGCCATCAAAAGAATCTTTTCTTCTTTAACTAAGAACGGTCTAAACTTTACTTTCTTTTTTAACAATGGTAAAGTAATTTCATATAAAGGCACATCAATTTTAGGTAACATATAATCTCCAAATAATTAAAATATTCTTCTCACAGCGTCAGCCGTTCCTCTAATTTGTGTTTGTAGGATTTGAGAAACTGGTACTCCAGCAACGGAAGAACCAAGAAGTGCGGCTGCGGCGGCACCAAGGTCATAATCTCCTTCATAAATTGTTTTGAATTTCTGATATGAAAATCTAACAGTCAATCTATGGAAGCCATCATCTGACCAAGAAAGAGTTTGTGCTCCTATTCCAATAGGAAAAGCATCAATCAATTCTACTGCGTAAATCTGTTTAATAAAATCATCATACTGAACAATCTTAATATTTGTCATGTATGATGTTTCACGACCTTTGGGAAATCTAGCATTGTTTGTGTCGTTAGGAACAATTGCTTCCAACCAGCGGTCAAATAATTTTCTTTCATAGAATTCATTTGTACAAACCCATGTCAATGCTATTTCATCATATTGTGTCGTATATGGCACCTTGAATCCTGGTCCATATATTGATACATCAGCAGTTTGTAAAGTTTTGCCTGGCAATTCAGCACCCTCACATTGAAGGGCTAGATATCTGGAAATAGATGAATTGTATGATTTTGTTTGCTCACCGCCAAGTACTCTTGCGGTAACATCGGAGAAAACAGAATTTGGTAAATTAAGAATTTGCTCAAGTAAACCATTCTCAACAAACTTGCTAATATATTGTGGTATCGGTAATATAACTTGGAAACGACTTGGACGAGCCAAACCTTCCTTAGCTTTTATGTTTGCTAAAAATAATTGGGGTAAAAATGACATTAGAATTTTTTCCTAGAATCGGCCCAGACTTTGTGTTTTGTTGCCTTTTCAAATTGTTCAACCGGTAATAGGGCGGCAATGTCCCATTCATCAGCTGGAATTTCAACAAATCTAGATTGCACATGAGAACCTAGATATCGCTTAATGCAAGGTGTTGCTTCATACGCCTTTGAGAATGCCGCCAGCATTTGATAATTCAATCTTAGCTTGGTTTGTGCATCAAAGCGATTATCGGTGGCATGTTCGCTCAATTTATCCAAAAGAATGATACGTTGCTTTGGGTGAATGTAATGTAAATTCAGCCCTAGAAAACCGTCTGGGTATAGTTGTATTGGTAGAACCAATGGGAACTTGTCGTAATATGGCAACTTATCCTTCGTTTTCGGATCATAATAAAAATAGTACATGTGACCGATAAAATGTGAGGTTGTCTGTCTCTCACGGTCCTGCATTAATTTTTGAGGCGTTGGTTTTAAATCACCAACTTTGGAACGCAACCAATCACGGGCTTGTCTACTACGAGCCGTATAACCAGTCTTTTGCAACTGCTGATTGATTCTGTCCATTAAGTAAGCCATAAATGTATTTATTACAGATTAAATGCCTAAATCTTTTTCCGTAACTATTTTGAATTGCCAGCCATGTGCGTGACAGAATTCATCGGCTGCTTTCCATTTCATCTGGTTAACAACGTATGTAATGGATTCTTTTATAAACTGCTTTGTCTTACGCTTTTGTGTTGGTTTTTTGGTCTGGGCTTCTGGTTTGACCTCAACTACATAAGTCATAATGGTATCATCTTTTCGTTTGACTTTGATAATGAAATCTGGAAAATAGCGGTGCATTCTTTGGTCAACTGGACTGTAGTATGGAATAGCCAATTCTTCCGATGACCACCAAATGATGTTCGGATTATCGTCAAACCACTTCATACAACGCAATTCCCAAGATGACCTATAGATTATGTTATCTGGATTGCCGTTATATTTTTGGGGGTTTTGTGGGGTAAACTTACCTTTGTAAGAATTAGTTCCATAAGACATATAAATATGTAGTAAAACTACAGGATCAACATGGCACTTTTTACCCTATCTGACATAACTTATAAAGCACAAGAAGCTAGAACTGTCGGACCTTTGCCTAGAGAAGCATTTGGTCAAAATATATTAAGATATCCTATTGATATTGGATCGGTAGATAAAGGACATTATATGGTCATTCATATTAATGTTCAGAATAAAACTGAATATTCATCAAATTTGGCTGAGGATTCACGGTCAACAATACAAAGAAATAGGGAAGCGTTAGCTAGCCAAACTGGATATAGAAATATTGGTGGATTAGCTAAAGAAGGAATTGGCCTTGGATCAAGAGGAGCAAATAGTGTAGATGAATTCCTTAAGAAAAATTTTGATGTTAATACTGCAAAAATTGCAAGAGATGTTTATGAAAAGGGTGTGAACACAGTAAATCAAATAACTGGCGGTGTAACACAAGATATATTTACAGCAATAGATTCATCTTTTGAATCTATTGGATCAGATTTAGGATCTTTAGATAATTCAACGTTTCTAAGAACTACAAAAAGAACTACAGACAGCATTGCTCTGTATATGCCTAATACATTAAATTTTACACACAGCCAACAATACTCCGATTTATCTTTAGGCGGCGAGGCAGCCACAACTTTTGGAGCTATCGCAAAGACGATTCTTGATGATGGTGTTGATGCTGGTCAAAAGGGAAGAAATTTATCTCCATTTGTTCTTCAGCAATTGACAAAAATTGCAGGATCATTAACTGGATCTCCAAACTCAGCGGCTGCAATTTTTGCAGGAGCAACTGGTTTATCACAAAATCCACAACTAGAGTTAATTTATGCAAGACCCGATTTTAGGTCTTTTAGATTTTCTTTTATGTTTTATCCAAGAAGCGAGAAAGAAGCGGAAGAGGTATATGAATTAATTCAACGATTAAAATTTCATCAAGCACCAGAAATAAAAAATGGAACTGCCGGATTCTTTTTAGTTCCACCATCAGAGTTTGACATTGAATTTTATTACAATGGACAAATCAATCCAAATATACCCACAATTTCAACTTGTGTTTTACAATCAATTGATTTAGATTATGCGCCAAATGGATTTCACTCCTTTGAAACCCCTGGAGATAATTCGCCAAAGATTGGTGGTACTGGTACGCCAGTTGCGATTAGAATGGATTTGTCATTTAAGGAAACAGAAGTTATGACAAAGTTTAATTTTCAAGAAGGTCGAAGAAGTAAAGCTGAATTTCAAGCCTCGGCCTCGTTGGGTAATTTTAATGAAACAAATTTTGCAGAGCAACAATTTGATGCAGACAGAGGAATCTAAATGGCAAAATACTTTAGATACTTTCCGAAAACTATCTATACTTTAGATGGTTCAAATTCGCTTGATACAATCACCAATTTAACTGCCAGTTTTTCGTTTGATGAAAGTCTTTTAGAAAATTCTATTTCATACTATCAGTATACAATACCTGATGGTGAAACTCCAGAAATTGTTGCAAACAAATTTTATGGTGGACCAGAAAAACACTGGATCATTTTAAAAATGAACAAAATCTTTGATGTTAAGACTGACTGGCCAATTGAGCAAAGAATTTTAAATGAAGTTATTAGGTCAAAGTATGCTAATAATTGGATAACAGAAACTTTTGAAATGACCGATGAAGATGGTAATCTCTTTGTTGCAGAAAACGGTGAATCATTAATCTACGAAACTGGTAAAGAGCGAGATGGTTTAGAATGGGCTATAGCCAACAATCATTCTTTCTATAAAATTGAGACAAGATTGTTTCCTGTAACGGGAGATAAGACGATTCAAAAAATTCAGATAACCGAGGAAGACTACAACAGTCTTGTGGAAGAAAGTGCAAACTATACTTTATCGGATGGAAATACACTAACAGTATCAATAACAAAAACAAGAATGTCTTTCTACGATTATGAAGTTGAACGGAATGATACCAAGAGAAGAATAAAAATTTTAAAGAATGAGTATGTTCCTGCAGTGGATCAAGATTTTGTACGAGTAATTAGCAATGTCTGACGAGACAATTTTACAATCAACACAATATACCGTTAAAAAAGATGGTCTATCATTAGCAACCAAAGCTGGCATTGTTGATTTGACAGGTATGTTTGAGGAATTGAACATCTTTGATAGCATATTCAATCCATGCATGACTGGTACTATTCTCATACGGGATGCAAAAGGATTATCAAATAAACTATCATTTGATGGATCTGAAATTCTTTTGATTGATATGGGAAAAACAGAAAATCAAGCTACCATTACAAAATCATTTAGAGTTTATAAACAGAGTTCCAGAAAAGTTGTGAATATAAGTACTGAACTTTATGTACTTCATTTTGTTTCTGATGAATTCATTTTATCACAACAAACAAAAATATCAAAGTCATATCAGGACACTTATACAAATGTAGTTATTGATATCTTAAAAAATTATTTGTTAGTAAATACTGATGGTGTATTCTCGGTAGAGGCGTCAAAAGGAATAAGAACGGTTGTTTTGCCCAACAAAACTCCAATTGAATGTTTAGAATGGTGCTCAAAGAAAGCGGTAAACGAGGATTTATCACCATCATTTTTGTTCTTTGAGAATAAATTAGGTTATAATTTCCTAACCATTTCAAAAATGTTGGATCAAAGAGCTATACACAATATTAATTATCAGCCAAAAAACTTAGCATTGGCAGCTGAAGATACAAATGAAATGATGGGAGCCAGATACATTGAAGTTGTTTCTCAATTTGATTTGAATAAGAATATAAAGCACGGCGTATACGCTGGCACTTTTATTGGTTTTGATATTACGACAAGAAATATTGCAAAAAGAAATGTAGACTTTGATGATGTGTATGCAACAGGAAGTCACGCAAACGAAACACCAAACATTGGTATTATCACCAACAAAGCTGGATTTAAAAATACCGAAATGTTCAATTCAAGACGGGTTTTATTCTCAACTGGAATTTTTGGTTCACAAAGCGATTACGTAAAAACGAATGATCCAAGTTCTATCAATTCAGATGATGATACATATAACTATGTAATACAGAGGGAATCTGTAATTAGAAATTTAATGAATCAAAGATTGAAAGTTGTTATGCCCGGAAACTTTGATTTAATTTCTGGAACAAACGTAAACATAACAGTTCCAACAATTGGCGCACAATATTCGGAAAATATTCAAGATAACATAGATAAAACAAAAAGTGGTAAATACTTGATTGTATCAACTAGACAAATGATTACTTATGATAAGCATGAAACTATCATGGAAGTGGCAACGGATTCCAACAATCGTAATAAAGTTTACTTGAGTACTCAGCAACAAAATGACTTGGCAGATTTCTATGGATAATAATTTTGCCGGCAAGAATGGCTTTATTTGGTGGACAGGTATAGTTGAGAATCGGAATGATCCTTTAAAACTAGGACGTTTGCGTGTCAGAATTATTGGATGGCATACCGATGATTTGAATGAAGTTAAATCTGAACATTTACCATGGGCTGATGCCGTTACTCCATTAACACATAGCAACGCATCATTAGACATAAAGGAAGGTGATTGGGTTATTGGTTTCTTTACTGATGGAAACAATGCACAAAAGCCAGTTGTCTTTGGACAGTTGAATGGTCTGAATCCAAAAACTGTAAATACTAATCTCGGCTTTTCACCTCAACTTACACCAGAACAAAAAGCATTACAGCCAAAGGCTTCCGATTCAATTATCGTTGATAAAGCAGGAGAACCAACCACACCAAGAACAGCAAGAGGTGTAGTGGCTGGAACTCCAGTTGGTGTAGCAAATGAAAAAAGAGCGCATGTCTGCGACATTAGAGAAGAAATGAAAATGGCAGCCGCTCTAGCCAGACTTAAATTTTCACAATTGGTACAAGCAATAAGAGAAGCGGTAAGAGCAATCATAAAAGCATTAGGATTTTCTCCCGATGGCGTTACTGGAAGATTCATTGAAATTGCAAAACAACTGTTGAGAGATTTGAAATTTATACAATCCATCATAGAAGAAGTTCGTGACTGGACAAGAGTGATTGTAGATTTTGCAAGAAAAGTTCGTGCTATGATTGATTGGCTATTAACTTTACCAAAAAAATTGTTGGCTTTCCTTAAGGATTGTTTGGCCGAATTGTATGCTTCTTTAAAGACGGGAATAGCAGATTTATTTTCTGTATCAGGCGGTGTTGGTGATAATACAGAATCTGGAATATCGGAAGCAATGGGCGTATTTGGTGAAATTGTAGATACCGCAAAATCAACGGTTCAGGCTGGTATTGAAGTTGTAGCCGCACCAGCCGCTATTGTATCAGCACTTGCCTCACCAACTTCAGCGGCTGATGTTACTAAAGCTGGTGATTTAATAACATCATATATTTCAACTACCGCGGCATCGGACACTTCATCAAATACTGCATCTTCTGTTACAAGTTCTAGAACAAATTTTAAGATGGCATAAACATGGCAGATACATTAGCAAATCCTGATGAAATAAACAAACCAGCGGATGATGAATCTTGGACTGAAAGGGAGTCCGACGCTAGTGTTGAAAATCCACCAACTTATCCACATAACAAAGTTATGATGACTGAATCTGGTCATCTATTTGAAATGGATGATACACTAGGTCGTGAGCGAATTCGTCTACAACATGGCGGTGCAAAAAATAGCGGCGTTGGTTCATTCTTTGAAATGCATTCCAACGGCGACATGACCACAAAGATACAACGAGACAACTATGAAATTGTTCTTGGTAAAAATAGAGTATTGATTAAAGGCGTGTGTAATGTTACAATAGAGGGTGATTCTATTGTGCATGTTAAGGGAAACAAGTATGAAAGAATTGATGGTGATTTAATCCAAGAAGTTCGTGGTAATGTTACTCAAAATTATAAAAAGAAAACAAAGATTCTTTCCGATGGTGATATGACCATCGGATGTGGAGATCCGACAACTGGAAGTTTAAAACTTTCAACTGGCGACCACACATACATCCAAGGCGACTTGGCTGTAGCGGGTTCAATTCAAGCGGATATGATAACAGCAACAACAAAAGTCAATGCTGGTACACAAGTCAATGCTGGTCCTCTTGGATTTGTTTCCGAAGCTGGTGGTCTTGCAATTGGCTCACCTGTTGCATTACCATTGCAAGTTCTTGTTCCTGCAGGTTCTGCTTATATTGGTCAAAGCGTTTATGCTGGTGTTAGCGTAAATGCTCCTTTTATAAATGGATTCTCAGTAAAAGATGCCGCAGGAACTATGATGGCAATTAGAATGCAACACAATGCACACAATCATATTGGTAATAAAGGATTTCCAACAAGTCCTCCTATTTCGCCAATGACTTTACTTTAATTATGGAGATTTGAATGTCTAGCGTTTTTGGAAGATTAACATATAACTTTGATGATACGAAGTATGGAGATTGTTTTTATTTAAGTACCGAAACTAAGAATTACTTAAACACCTCACCTCTTGAAATTAAAACTTGGCAGAAAACTGACATTGCCAATGGAAATATTCAAAATACAAACTACTTCAAGAATCCAGTAATAAACGTAACAAATACGTTTATACAAACATTAAATACATTCAATGTCGTATTCGCTAATGTGGTGGTTCTTGATAGTTCACCTACATTGAATTCGGAATTCGTTTACGAGACTGTTACGAATTTGAGATTAGAGTTGTTGAAATATAGAACACATACCAGTAATGTTTCAGGAGTAAATGATACCACACAAACAGTTACTGGTGATGGAGCTTCAATAATTGATTATCCAGATTACAAAAAATCTGTGGCTTTGGGGCAACAACTATTACAATTGGTGAATGTGACGGATGGTGTCCAGAATGCTTCTCCATTATTAGGCAGTATGACAAGTCTTTTTATTGGTGATGAACTCGCATCAAATTTGAGTATAATTACATCCGATGTGCAAACGTTAAATGCCACCCTACGAGAAGTTGTTGTTGTTGGAGGCGGAGATCCTCCATCAAATACTTTTTATTATTCTAATATAACTCCAGCTAACGCAAACACCATAATGACACACTTTGAAACTGTGAGTACCATGTTGAGAGTGCGGAGAGAACACGACTGGGATTTCTACAGAAATGGCGTTAGTATAGTTAATGATTATTTCAAAGTTGATTCCCTAGGAAGACTAGGAAACACTCAAAGTTATCTGGTTAATAATTTAATTGGCACGGATCGTTATATCTCAAATACCTTAGCCAATACGTAATAAATAGAAGATGGCCACAGTAGTAACCGCAACAACAAGAAAATATAAAGACTTGGACTTGTCTTTCACAGCCCATCCTATAAAGAAGGATGTGAATAAGCACGTTGACGAGATGGCGGTAATCAATTCGGTTAAGAATTTGATTTCAACTTCTCGGTATGAAAGACCTTTCCAGCCACAGTTGGGATCCGGTGTACGTGCCCTATTATTTGAAAACATGGATTCCATAACATCTTCCGCATTGAAGCGTGAAATTGTACAAACTTTAGAAAATTATGAGCCAAGAGTTATCGTGAAAAGCGTAGCAGTATCGCCAGATTATGAAAACAATTCTTACAGTATTGGTATGACATTTTTGATAGTCAATAGAACAGACCCAATAACAATAAACTTCTTCTTACAACGAGACAGATAAGATGGCTGACCGTTTAACCGTAACCGAATTAGATTTTGATTCTATCAAAACTAATCTTAGAAATTTTCTAAGACAACAAACTGAATTTCAAGACTATGATTTTGAAGGTTCTGGACTAAGTGTTCTATTGGACATTCTAGCATACAATACACATTACAATGCATATTACTTAAATATGATTGCCAACGAAGCATTCCTGGATAGTGCTTCTCTTAGAAACTCAGTTGTTTCACATGCGAAACGAGTTGGATATACACCACGTTCAGCTAGAGCGCCAAGAGCAATTGTTAATGTAACCATAGAAACACCAAATGCTACTCCAGGATCATTGACTATTCCTAGAGGTTATGCATTCTCATCTTCACAGTTGGATGGCGTATCATACAAGTTTGTTACAACCGAATCAACTACAGTATCAAAAGTTGGAAACAATTTTGTGTTTACAAATGTTCCAATCTATCAAGGTCAACTTGTTTCATATTCGTATACCAACAGTTTTTTCTCTAATCCAAAACAACTGTTCACAATACCAGATTCAAACATTGATACAACGACATTAAGAGTTTCCGTAAAGCAATCTGCTTCAAATACGGAAACTGCCATTTACGATTTATCAACAAACGCACTTACTGTAGATTCAACATCGGAAGTTTATTACCTACAAGAAGGTAAAAACGGACAATACGAAATTTACTTTGGTGATGACAATCTAGGTAAAAAAATACCAGATGGTGGTGTAATTACATTAGACTATTTGATTACCAGTGCAGATGCTTCAAACAAAGCAAACTCATTTGTTTCATCTTCAACAATTGGTGGTTACAGTATAATTTCTGTAAATTCAATCTCTGCGGCTGCTGGTGGTGTCACCAGAGAATCCGTAGATTCAATTAAATTTGCGGCACCACTGGCTCTACTATCACAAAATCGTGCTGTGACTAAGAATGACTACATCAAGTTAATTCAACAAAACTATCCAGCTTTTGAAGCAGTCAACGTATGGGGTGGAGAAGAAAATGATCCACCAGTTTATGGTAAAGTATTCATATCAGCAAAACCAAAACTTGGGTTTGAAGTATCTGATACGGAAAAAGACTATGTGAAAAATACCATATTGAAGCCAATCAGTATGTTAACAATTACACCAGAAATTGTGGACATTGATTACAATTATTTAAAAGTGGAAGCAAGCGTCTTCTATGATAAATCAAAATTATCATTAAATGATTCTGAATTGAGAACTTCAATAACAACTTTGATTAAAAATTATACATCAACAAATCTGAATAAATTTAATTCTTATTTTAGATATTCCGGTCTTGAGACTGCAATTGATAGCTTTGATAGGTCAATTATTTCCAACGAAATAAGTTTGTTTGTTGCGAAGAAATTTAGACCAGACTTGATTATCGCAGACAGTTATATTTTGGATTTTGGATTTGAATTGGCTAGAGGAACAACAAACGACAACTTCTATTCAACACCAGACTTTACTGTAACTGATGAAGATGGTGTTTCTCGCCAGTGCTTTTTTGAAGAAGTTCCATCATCATTCTCTGGTTTGGAATCTATAACTATAACTAATCCAGGATTTGGATATACATCAACACCAAAAGTTACCATTGTTGGTGACGGAGAAGGTGCGATTGCTGTAGCTGAGATAGTAAATGGTAAATTAAATAAGGTTACAGTTACAAATCCAGGCATTGGATATACCACAGCAGCCGTTCAAATTACTGGTGGTGGTGGCTCATTAGCTTCTGGACTAGCAGTACTTGAAGGTCGTTATGGCCAAATCAGAATATCCTATTTTAAGCCAGATGAAATCAGCAGTCAAAGTACCAAAGTAATTTTGAATAAAAACAAAAACAACGGTGTTACTGGTACTATTGATTATTTGATGGGTAAAATAACAATCAGTAATTTTAATCCAACCGCAGTCAACAATGATTTCGGCGACATTATGGTTCACATTAAGCCAAAGATTAGCATCATTCAATCAAAATTAAATAAAATGCTTGTTCTGGATGCAGATGATCCTACCAGCGTTGTTGTTAAGACCACTACAATTTAATGGAAAACGTTCGCACATCAAACCTGGTATCTTCACAGTTACCAGATTTCGTAAGAAGTGACTATCCAAAATTTGTCACATTCTTAGAGAAATACTATGAATGGCTGGAAACTACAGATAGCGTTTCCTATGAAATTGATGCATTACGCAACGCAAATGATATTGACAATGCGGATGACTATTACATTGAGCAATTAAAGAAAGACTTAACTCCTTATTTTCCACAAGATGTTGTTGCCGACAAGAGACTTTTCTTAAAGTTAGTCACACAGTTCTATAGATCCAGTGGAACACAAGAATCTGTCAAGTTTCTTTTCAGAGCATTATACAATGAAAATATTGATATCTACTATCCAAAAGAAGACATTCTAAAAGCATCGGATGGTAAGTGGGTATTGCCTCTAGCACTTAGAATTGATACCAATGACAATAACATTTTCAACATTGCAAAAACACTAATCACTGGTCAAACATCAAAGGCCACCGCTCTTGTTGAGAAAGTAATCCAATCAGTTGACCGCCAGCTTGGTATTACATACACAGAAATTTATGTATCAAATGTACAAAGATTGTTTACGACAGGCGAACAAGTATCAGCAACATACATTGATGAAGATACTGGACTAAATGTTACTGTTACGGGTCGTTTGATTGGTGCTCTATCTGAAATAAAAATTAATCCATTAAATAGAGGTCTTTTTTATAATGCATATGATACTGAAACTGGATATGATGGTGATCCAGTTAGTATTGTTGGTGGCTTGAACCCTGTAGCAAATACTCCAGTTGGTGCTGTTGCATATGTTGGCGCAGTAACAAAAGGCGGTATTACGGATATTATTGTAGAGAGAGGTGGATTTGGATTTAGAGATCCGGCAATTAACGCAAACACTTCAATCATTGATTTCAAAGGTGGATTTGATGATGTGACTTTTGGCACAGAAGCTAAAGCGTCTATCAATTTATTGGATACTACAGTATCAAGACTAATCAATGTATCTAACATGTCTGTTGCAACACTCAATGGACTACACGCAAATATTTCTACCATAGAATCAAATACAATTAATAGTGTATCAACATTTTCTCCATTTTCCGTATTTCCAATTTCTTTTGTTATGGTTGATGGTTCAGGTGGTGGATATCGCCAAAAGCCATCCGTAGAAACTTATAGTTTTTATAATGAAGAATATGATGATATCTTAGTGTGTACAGCACGTACCATCGTAAAAGGAACTTCATTAATAAATGATACAACACAAGACTTAACAGTTTCTTTTGAGCCTGGTGATTATGTTAGATTGTTTATCAATAACAAATTTGAAGCAGTTCGTGAAGTTGCTTATGTTGATACCAACAATTTATATTTTAATGAATCATTTAAGAATGACATAACGAATGTATCAGTCTACAAAATTTTAAGAAATGATTTGTACAGAATCGGTTCACTTGGAAGAATAACTGTCAACAGTGGTGGTACTGGATATGCTAATGGCGACATTTTAATTTTTACTGGTGGTTCAGGATATGGCGCAAATGCATATGTAAATGTTTCATCTGGAGTAATTACTTCGGTAACAATGAACAATCATTCATCAAATGCATATGTTATTGGCGGAGAAGGATATACAAGAGATTCATTGCCAAGTATTACTGTGCAATCAGCATCAGGTACAAGTGCCAACTTAACTGTTGCACAAATAACTGGTGACGGTGAACAATACGGATTGACAACATCAAGAATTGGCGCAATTTCTTCATTGAGAGTTATAAGTTATGGATATGATTATGTTGAAGCTCCAACGGTCTCTTTAAGAAATGCAGACTTAGTATTAGCGAATGTTACAGCTGGTCAACTATTCGTTTCAAATACATCTGTGTATCAAGGTGTGTCAAACACAACTTCAACATTTAGTGCAAGAGTTGATTCGTATGATCCAGACACCGCCGCTTTGAGAATTTTTAATTATCGTGGTGTTTTTGATGCCACTAAAACTATTAAGTCTGATGATGGAGTAGTTTCTGGAAATGTTGTATCTTACATTTTCTATGGTGATGGTAACGCTAAAGCTACAGCTAACTTTGAGAATGGACTGATTCGTTATCCCGGAATTTATCTGAATACTGATGGACAAATTAGTGCTGATAAGAAATTACAAGATGGTGAGAAATATCACAACTTCTCATACATCATCAAGTCACAAACAGACTACGCAAGATTTAAGAAGCCATTGAATGACATTGTTCATCCAGTCGGCACAAAAACATTCATTACCAAGATTGACGATAACGAAGAAATGTTGACTCAGGTTAACACTTCATCTTTTATAACAATCACATCTCTTGCGGACACTTATAACATTGCCAATGGTTCTAATAAAATTATCACCACAAATACGAGCGCAAATCTTCAAGCTACAGTCAATGTTGGTGATGTGATTACACTTGCAAATGTCCATAGAAGATTGCAAAATACAGTCAATGTGGTTTCTGGTTCAAATATCTTGTTTGGCGCAGCCAATAGCGTCAATTTCATAAACGATTTGCAAGATGGAGATACCATCTACTTGTCAACCGGCAATACAGTATCAATTAAAGAAGTTACAAATTCTTCTTTTGCTATACTGGATACTATAATTAATGTAACATCAACTTCAGCGACTGTTAATTTGGTTTATACGGCTACAGTTAGAGCGAATTCTAGAAATGCAAATACTATTTTTGCAAGTAGCATATTTACATCAAACGGCAGCAATTTGAGCGCAACCATTCAAAAAGTTAGATAAATAAAAACATGTCAGCACTCTTAACTAAAAACTTCAAAATATTGATGGCACAGCAAGTTTATAACTTGTTGGACTTGGGCTCCAACTCATACTTGCCAGCTGAAAGAAAGTCATATTTGTATGCGTTTTTTGGTAGACACTTGCCATGGAATGCTGGAACAGAAGTTGCTGGCACTCCATCAGAATCGGATAATGATATAAATGATTACTATAAACGCGGTGTCTTAGCTAAACAACTATCGTTTGAAAATGCATCTCTTGTTGTTCCAAGAAATAATTGGACTTCAAATACAATATACAATACGTATGAAGCAAATACAAATTTCTATGTGTTAAACACAAAAGACCAGGTCTTTAAGTGTCTTTCAAATGTATCAACAGGAACAGCATCCACTGTAGAACCGGAGTTGACACTTTCCACAACATCTTTGGAAGAACCATATGTGGAAACTGCCGATGATTACAAGTGGAAATATATGTACACACTAACATCTTTACAAAAACAAAAGTTTTTGACTGATGATTGGATGCCAGTTTCTACCAATAAATTTGTCCGAGGTGCCGCTGAAGCAGGTTCAATTGATATCGTTACAGTCACAAATTCTGGTAATAATTATACAGATGGCACTGTACAGAGTATTATTACGATTGACGGCGACGGAACTGGTGCAGTATTGAAAGCGAACGTTTCTGGTGGACAAGTAAAAAATATAATCATACAGAATCGCGGTAATTATTACACTTATGCAAACTTAACTTTTACTGATGTTACTGGCGGAGTTGGCTCACTTGCATCCGCAACAGTCTCAATTGCTCCACACGATGGTCATGGATATGATCCAACTTATGAATTAGGTGGATCCACTATTATGTTTAACGTAGAGTTTGCACAAGATGAAAGCGGTGTATTACCGGTTGACAATGATTTTCGTGAGGTTGTATTGTTAAGAAATCCATATAGATATGATACAACAATATTAGCCACAGCACAAACATATTCTTTATACACTCTTGTTAAAGTTTCACCTGGTGTTGGCGACTTCAACAATGATGAAGTTGTATATCAGGGAACAACATACGCCGACGCAACGTTTACGGCTGATGTTATTTCTTTTAGTGAAACGCCCAACTTATTATACCTAAACAATGTTCGTGGAACATTACAAACAAATCAAGCGATTAGAGGCTTACAAACAGGCGCTATTCGTATTGTAAATACAGTTACAAATCCTACTCTTGATTTGTACTCTGGAAAGATATTATACATATCAGATAAATTGCCAATTACAAGAGACCCTGCCCAAACCGAACGAATTCGTTTCATATTGAGTTTCTAAACGAGGAATAAATGACTGCTACTTTTAACTACGATCCATACTATGACGATTTTGATGAAGATAAAAACTTCATGCGTGTCTTGTTTCGTCCAGGTTATTCGGTTCAAGCCCGTGAATTAACGCAATTACAAACCATACTAGCCAATCAAATTGAGAAATTTGGTAACCACATTTTTAAGAGTGGTAGTCCAATTGTTGGTGGTAAAGTTTCTTTAGATAACAAAGCTAATTATGTGGTGCTGGCTGCTCAATATAATAACTTAGATGTTGATGCTACACAATTTCTAAACAAGACTGTCGTTTCATATAACTCAACCAAAATAATTAGAGCAAAAGTTATTGCAATTGACACATCAACTGCAAATCCAATTTTAATTTTGAAATATCTAAGCGGCGAAAGATTTGCGGAGTCGGATGAAATTCGTGTTTATGGGCAAGAAATTTATGCACAATTGAGATCCACTGCGGCTGTTGGTGGTTCTTTCATAGCTAAACTTCAAGAAGGTATTTACTACTTCAAAGGACAATTTGTAAAAGTAGTTCCTCAATACCTCGTTCTTGAAATTTTCTATCGTGTAGGATATAACACAACCACAATCAATTTAAATCCATCATACAAAATTGGTATTGAATTTACTGAAACTATTGTTGATGAAATTGATGATACATCACTATTGGATCCAGCACAGGGTGCCTTTAACTACCAAGCACCAGGAGCCGAGCGTTTTGCAATTCAAACTTCTCTATCAAAGAGAACATTAGATTCTGCTGATATTTCAACATTCTTTGAAATTGTTCGTCTTGTTAATGGTGTAAAAACAAAAGAGATTGATTATCCAATCTATAGTGAAATTGAAAAAACATTAGCCCGCCGTACACATGATGAATCTGGAAACTATACGGTGGATCCATTTGTCATTTCTCTTGAAGAAGGCGATAGTGCTAATGGTAAATTCAACGTTATTTTAGATCCGGGCAAAGCCTACGTGAGTGGTTATGAATTTGAAACTATTGCTCCAACAATTATTGAAGTTGACAGAGCAAGAGAAGTTTCAAATGTTTCAAGTTTTGATTTACCAACAAACTATGAAAGTAGTTTAGTTCTTGCAAATGTTCGTGGTACGCTTGATATTACAACATTCCCATCTTTGGACATTCATTCTGTTCCACATACAAACATTAGTCTATCAACAGGTCCAGCGTACAATTCTACCAAAATTGGTACAATTTATGCAAATATGATTCGCTACAATGATGCATCCAATACGGAGATTGGTACCACGCATACATTTACTGTAAACACATTTGGCGCTAATACTGTTCCAATTACAGGAACATTAGCCGCAACTGGATCATCTGCTACTACAATTGCAATTCCTGCCGCATTCAATAATGCTTTGCCATTGAATGCTTATGCAAACATGTATTTTCAAATTACAAATGGAACTGGTGCCACATTATCTCCAATTTTAATTACAAGTTCAAATGCGGCTACATTTAATTTAGCATCATCATTGACTTTTGTTCCAGGATCAAATACATTCACAATTCAATCTGAGATTAAAAATACTGAGTCACTTGTTGCTAATGGTGGTTTGTTTATAGCATTTGCGGGTAATATTGACACAGACTCAAAAAATCCAACTACAGGATTTGTTTCTATTAGTGAACCAGTTAGAACCAGTTTAGTTTTTGAAACGCCATATGAAGCAATCAAAGCTAATACAATTAGCAATATGGATTTTCAGGTAAGAAAGAAATATACAGGAACAACATCTGGTGGTAAATTTACCGTGACTGCTTCAGGCACAGATACTTTCCCATTTTTACCCGCATCAGGAACAGTTTCAGATTCATTGATTCTGAATAATATAATTTGTTTTGTCCGGTCAGATAGTGCAAGTAATACTCAATATGGTATTGCTCCTAATACAGCAATTAGCTTATCAAATAATAACTTTACAATTACCACAGTTTCAACATCATCATTTGAAGTTGATTTGAAAACTTTAACTGATGTTATCAAAGTTGATTTGCTTGTAACTACAAAAATCAATAATGCTGAGGTTGGAGCAACTGGTGTTACTAAGCGTAAACAATTAGTACCAATTACTGGTGGAACAGATTTACATTCTCTGATTCCATATGAAATGGATACTGGCGGAACTGAAGGAACTACTGTTCTTTATTCCGCAAATACAACCGGAGAAGTAACATATTTTTCGGGTGGTGCAGTATTCAAGAGTATCGGCGCAACCAACTTTGATAACGGCACAGTATTAACAGATTTAAGAACGCCAGGCAAAGCGGTTAGTTTGCAAGTCCCGGATGTGTATGAACTCATTGGTATCTATGATTCTAGAAATACTGGAGCAAATGTCACATCGGCTATGTTGACAACCGTATCTAATGATATTACATCTCACTATGAATTTGACAATGGTCAACGCAAGACACATTACGACCATGCAACGATTACATTAAAACGTGGATATTCTGCACCTGTTGGAAAAGTATTTGTGCAGTATAGATATTTTAAAAACTTGTCTGTATTTGCAGGATTATTTGATGTGGATTCATATGCACAAGGCTCAAATATTTCTTACTCAGATATTTCCAAGTTTGATAATAAAGAAGATAAAAAACTTATTCCTCTAAGAGGCGCATTTGACTTTAGGCCATATAAAGATGTGGGCGGAACATCGTTGTCTGGAGCATTGAATCCAGAACCTCTAGAAAATATTACAATGAATTATGATTATTTCTTGCCAAGAATTGACCAAGTTGTAGTTAAATCTTCTAGAGAAATTGGAGTATTAAGAGGTCAATCTGCGGTTGTTCCAGTACCGCCTCCAGTAGATACAAAAGATATGTTGATTTATACTCTGTATATTCCAGCATATACTGAGAGTGTAAAAGATATCCGTGCAGATTTTAAAAATCACCGTAGATATACGATGAGCGACATTCAAGCGTTTGAGGATAGAATTCGTGGACTTGAGTATTATGTTGCATTAACAACATTAGAGAAAGATGCAGCCTCAACAAAGATTCTGGATAACAATGGACTTGAGCGTTCAAAGTATGGTATTCTTGTTGATAACTTTACATCAAAAGATTCGCAAGCTACTTTTTCAGATGTGGATTTAGATAATAGAAACTTGATTGATGCAGGAAGATTGTATCCAGCTTCTCTAATGAGAACTGTTGAACTGGAGCTTAATACTTCATTGAGCGCCGGCGCAACAAAAGTTGTTGGTGCTGGTACCAAAAAAGCATTGATGCTTTCATATACTACTTCTGAATTTGCAAAACAACCTTATGCAACAAAATCAATGGCAGTTGCCGATGCAACTTTTGCCAACTTCAAAGGTAAAACAAAATTATTCCCAGAATTTACTGGAGATGTTGATACCGATTCTACAGCAAGAGTTACATTAAATTCTGTTCAAGGTATTGATAATGCCTTCAATTTTATCAATAGTACACTTAAGTATGTTGCTGATAATAATAAACAATGGGCCGATGATAAAGATAGTCCTTTCGCACAAATTGCCGATAATAAATGGTATAAAACTTTAAAAGAAACTGATTATACTAAACAATCAACCGTGCATTTGGGCGGTCGCACTTTTGGTGTCGTTGCGGCCGTTAATGACAACACATATTTGACCAAGGGCGCGGAACTAAATCAGAAACAAATTACTACTTCAACTTCACAGGTAGATGTAGGAACTTTTGTTACAGACTTAGCTATTCAACCATACATGAAGTCAAAGCAAATTCTTTTTGCTACCGATGGAATGAGGCCTTCAACAGTCATGTATTCTTTCTTTGATAATACTGATGTTAACAAATACATTGTAGTACCAAACAAAGTTACATTGAGTGCTAATACAACTTTGATTTCTGGAGAATCTGTTCTTATAGCAAATACTGTTGGTGATTTGGCTGCTAACTTGGCAAGTTTATTGGCTGGCGGTACATCTTATTCTGCGGCGTTTGTTGTAGTAAGTGAGCCTGGTTCAGCTAATGTTTCTATTATTAACGAAACTGGTAAACCACTTTCTAGTAAATATGTCTACGCTTTAGATAGTGGAAATACATACACAATTTCTTCCGTAACTGACCATCGTTCTGGTGTAACAAGAGGAATTACTGCTACAACAATTACTCTTGCGTCCGATGCGCCATCATATAACATAGTTGGAAATACAATTACACTTATTCACTCAACATCTTCATTTGAAGGAGTTGGTGCACAATTTGCAGTAACCGCATATGATACTAGCACAAAAGTTGCTACAGTAAGTGGAGCAACTACGTATGTTGGTGGAACATATGTTTATAGTTTTGGCACAAATATGTCTAACAAACTTGGACAAGTTGGTGGTGCATTCTATATGCCAAAAGCAACATTCCGTTCTGGCGAAAGAAACTTCCGCGTTACCGAATCTTTTAATAACACATATGATGCAGATTCAATTTCATTCTCCGACAAAACATACAATGCGACTGGACTAACAGTAAGCAAAACAACACTCGTTGATACTGTATTGAATGTTGATGTTGAAAGAAAAATTGTTGGTATACAAACTTCCGATAGACTAGTCGGTTCAGTAGCCGCTGGACAAGAATTATTATCAACATATCAAGTAGGAGGAACTGATCCTCTTGCCCAAACATTCTTTGTTGATCCTGTTGTGTATCCACAAGGTTTGTACTTAAGTAGTGTTGATTTATTCTTCAAAGCTAAAGATGATGGCAATTTGCCAGTGACGCTACAAATTCGTCCCACTGTAAATGGATTTCCATCTTCAGATTACTGGTATCCAGAATCCGTTGTCACCAAGTATCCTTCTCAAATCAACGTTTCAGAAACTCCGAGTGTTACTGATTCAACCACATCTACTAATTTTGAATTTAGTTTCCCAGTATATTTAAAACCTGGTCAATATGCGTTAATTGTTTTAGCTGATACTCAGGAATATATTGTTTGGGAAGCTGAAAAGGGTGGAACAACTACCAATAATGAATATGTGGATAAACAACCATATATGGGAACTTTGTATAAATCACAAAATACCGCAGAATGGACTCCGTTTATTAATGAAGACTTGATGTTTAAATTAAATCGTTGTGTTTTCGCAACGAATAGTACTGCGACATATTTCTTGAGAAATCAAGCATTATCAACTAGCACAAACTATGACAAATTAAGATTGATTACGAAACCAATTATACCAGATGCAAAAGTTACATCTTTGACACATAGCATCGCAACAACTACAATTTCGGGAACAAAAGAAACTTCATATAGAACATTGTCTTCAGGACAAACATATAGCTTCTCTAGTGATGATTTGTATCAAGTTGGATATCGCAGAAAGAAAATGTTTAATGCGAATGATTTTACATTGAAATTGGAAATGACTACAACAAGTGATGCAGTTTCACCAATATTTTCAATGGAAGCCGCTTCTGTAAATATATGGGAAAATTATATTGATAATGCAGAAATCAATTCCGAAGATTTTACAATTACTGCAACGGGCAGAGGATATAGCAACGCAAACGTAATTACAATTACAAGTTCATCTGGCACTGGAGCAAACGCTAATGTGCGGGTTGATGGTAATGGTAATGTTATTGGAATTTACGTAACATCATCAGGATCTGGATACCTAGATAATTTTACTATTTCATATCCAGATACTGGCAATTCATCTACAGTTACATCTAACGCAACTATTGAATTGAATAGTGAATATGATTCTTCTGGTGGTCCTTGTCTTGCTCGTTATATCACTAAGCCAGTTAAATTGGCTGATGGATATGACGCTGGTGATTTGCGAGTATTCCTTGGTGCGAACAAACCAGGGTCTTCAGAAGTTTCCGTATTCTATAAGATATTGTCGGATAGTGATGCAACACGATTTAAAGACAGACCTTATGAAAAAATGGTTTGTATTAATCCAACGGTGACAGCATCGCCAGATCCAGATACTTTCCGTGAATATGAATATCGCCCATCTGCTATAACAAATGCAGTCACTTATACTGGAACAAATGGTGTAACATACGATTCATTTAAGACTTTTGCTATCAAGATTGTCCTAACTTCAAGCGATCCAGCAATTGTTCCAAGCGTTAAAGACTTGCGTATTATCGCAACTCCAGCCGAGTAATCATGTTTGTGAAAGTTGAAGGTACCAATTTCATTAAAGATACTGGCACAAGCGCCCTGTTGATGACGGGGCGTAACGCTTTGATTGAAAATGAAGCAAGAAAAAAACTTGCTGATAGGATGAATGGTAAAAATACTGAGATAAATAACTTGAAGAATCAGGTAGAAGAATTATCTTCGGATATGAAGGAAATCAAGTCCCTACTAAACGCATTGCTGAAACAGAGTAAAGAATAATGGCACTCAATAATATTACAAGAACAAATACGATTGATGAATGGCGCATCCAGACCAATTTGGCAGCGAATGCACTTAATCAAATTGAGACCGGTAATTACAATAAAACCAGCGGAACATTTACCATTTCGTCAACTGGTGTATTGTCTATTACTTCACCAGGCACTTCACTATCAGTTGTAAACGGCGCTCTGTTTCAGAGTAATATTGCTGTTGGTAAAGATATTGTTTTAGGCTCCGAAGTTTCGGGTACAGGTAATCTTTCTATCGGTAATACTGTTTTCATTTATGGAGGTGGTGGTTCTGGTGTTGGCGAATCTCACACGGGTCTTTATGTTGCTAATAACATAATTGGTAACGGTAGTCTTGTTATTAAAAATAAGATTGTAACAAACAATATAACAGCAAACTCAAACGTAGTAGTTGTTGGTACAGCAAACGCAGGATTTCTAGGAGTAGTCAATAGTGGTTATGTAGGAACAACTTTAACTGTCGTTGGAAATACTGCTGTTGGTAACTTGACAACTGCTAATTCGGTTGTTGCTGATAATGGTAGATTCGCAAGTAATGTAACAGCATCACATTTCGTATCTATTGCTGGTTCTATTGTTGCTGATTCCGCTAGAATTACTGCGAATGCGACTGTCGCCCATGTGGAGGCTTCTGGATCCATTGTTGCAGACAACGCCAGAATTACTGCGAATATTACGGCTGCTCATTTAACCGCTAACGGTGGTGGTTCTGTTGTTGCTGATACAGCCAGATTTAATGCTAATACTTCTGTTGGTGAAGAACTAACAACAATTACTGTCAACGCAACAAACGCTAGATTCACCGCAAACGCAAACGCCGCTCATTTTACAGCAAATAATGGTGGTTCTGTTGTTGCTGATACAGCCAGATTTAATGCTAATACTTCTGTTGGTGAAGAACTAACAACGATTACAGTTAATGCCACAAACTCAAGAGTTTCTGGAAATGCAAATGCAGCCCATTTTACTACAACTTCAGGTTCAGTTGTTGCAGATAGTCTAAGAATAACAAGTGCAACGGCCTCTGCTAATATCAGTGGTAATGTTATTGCTGGAAACGTAAACACTCAAGGTATGGTGTATGCTGGTTCTCTAGTATCTGGTAAGACAGATGTGGGCGCATTAACGGTAACATCTTTAAGCACGGGTGGAGAGGCAACTGTTGGTGATTTAAATGTAACTGGTGATTTTGTATTATCTGGTAGCATTGTTTATGATGCTGACGTATTAACAATTAGCACTGCTTCACCAATAACAACCACTGGTGAAGCATACTTTGGTGTATTCAGAGGAAATGACAAGGGCGGTGTTTCTGGTGGCTCTGGTGGCGCATCAGCAAATGCTAATGCATATATTCGCTGGAGTTCATCCGCTAATAACTGGCAAATTCGTGATGTATTCAATTCAGATGCTACTTCAACATATTCTAAAATACTTACCGCAAATCTAATTACTACAAGTACTGCATCGGTAAGTAATGCAGACTTTGCATCTTCATGGTTAATGAAAAACTATGTTGACAATGCAAATACAAATCTAAAGAGTTATGTAGACACAAGTGCTATTCAAACAGCGGCTGCAAATGCTGGATTACTTGGTATCAATCTAAGCGCAAACATTGGTGCGGCTAGAATTGCTGATACAGCAAATTCTGGTTTAGGTGATATCATTGTAATGGGTCGTGCTAATGGTGCATTTGGCGTTGCTAATCTAGCATCAAATACATTTAATGGAACAAGTGGCTCAGCGGCACCAAGTAATGGTGTAATTTCATTTACAAGTACAAATGGTGTAACGCTAGTTGGTGGCGCAAATACAATTACGGTTAATACACCACAAGATGTAAGAACAACTGCAAGTCCAACATTTAGCGCATTGACATTAACCAACGCCCTTCCAGTTTCACAAGGAGGCACTGGCGCAACATCTCCGGGTGGTGCTTTAACAAATCTATTACCAGCCGGCGGTACATCAGGTTACGTTTTAGCAACAAGCGGTTCAGGAACTTATTATTGGGCTGCAGGCGGTACTGGCGGTGGAGGTAGTGCAACTCCCGGTACAACGATTACATCAACCAGAACAACACCAACAGTTAATGCATCACAAAGAATATTTGCAACACCCATCTATCAAACTGGTACTGGTCAACTAAGAGTTTTCATTAACGGAGTTAGACAGTTTGCTTCCGAGTATACTGAAGGCGCAAATAACTTGACGGGCGTGGCATCAGTATCATCAAATGGTTATTTCTCAACTTCATCCGCATCTTCAACCCTTGTCGTTAATGCGCCTCTAGCAATTACAGGAACACTAACAGGAACTGCAACAATTACAGGTTATGTTCCAGGCAAAATTTATTATATTAAAACAATTAATGTTAACTATTTCTCATTATCAGAAACTGTTGGCGGTGCGGCAATCACAACAACATCAGGCACAACAACTGGTCTTTCATTTACGACAGGTCACAATGTAACATTAACAACAGGTACAAGTTCTGGCGATGCAATTTTACTTGAAGTTGATGCGTATACGGTAAATCCATATTATGCAAATAACATAGCGTATACAGTAACTGGTGCAATTGATTCATCGGCAAATACTATTCAGTTGGCTATTGATAGTTTGGAATCAAGAAAGATTACAACAACGGCGGCCGAAGCAAACACAGGTTTAGGATTAATTATTGTTGGTTCAAGAGCCAATTCAGCGTTTGCTCAAGCTAATCTAGCATACGGTCAAGCAAATAATTCTTTCGGCTCATTTGGTCAAGCCAATCTAGCATTTGCTAAAGCCAATTCAGCCAGTGGTATAGCAGCCTCAGCATTTGGTCAAGCCAACTTAGCTTTTACTACAGCCAATTCAGCTAGTGGTGTTGCCGCATCTGCATTTGGTCAAGCCAATATAGCTTTTGCTACAGCCAATACTGCCAATAGTACATTGAATGCTAGTAATTTAACATCGGGTACTATACCAGCAGGAAGATTTCCCGCATTTACTGGCGATATAACAACTGTCGCAGGAGGTGTAGCGTCAACTCTAGCAACTGTAAATTCAACTACAGGTTCTATGGGTAGTGCCACTCATGTATCCAGATTTACTGTAAATGGAAAAGGATTAATCACATCGGCTAATAGCGTTGCAATTGCAATTTCTTCAAGTGCTGTTTCAGGATTAGCATCATCAGCAACAACTGATACAACTAATGCATCAAATATTAGTTCCGGCACATTAAATTCTGATAGATTGGCATACACATTCAATCAGGGTGTTGGAACAGGCTCCGCGACTAGATTCGCATCAGTGGCTGTTGGCTTACCGGCAACAACTGTTGGCTGGAGTATGGGCACAGGCGAAATTCGTGCGACTGGTGATATCACAGCTGGTTACTCAGATGATAAGCTAAAAACAAGATTGGGTAATATTGAAAATGCTCTTGATAAAGTTTCTGCTATTTCTGGATTCTTCTATGAACCAAATAAAACGGCACAAGATTTGGGATATGAAGTAAAAAGGGAAGTTGGTGTATCCGCACAAGAAGTTCAAGCAATTCTTCCTGAAGTTGTTGTTCCCGCACCGGTAGATAATCAATATCTGACTGTGCATTATGAGAAACTTATTCCTCTATTGATTGAAGCTATTAAAGAATTGAGAGTAGAAGTTGAAGAAATAAAAGGACAAATTAAATGACAACAAAAGTCACAGGCTCAGTTTTAGCGGATACCGCAGTAACTGCAGGAAATTATGGTGGAGCAACAACACTCCAAACCGTTAGTGTTGATGCACAGGGTAGAATTACATATGCCGCAAACTTAACTTCTGGTGTTATTACTGCTGGAACAATTGGACAAGCCGCAGATATTATTGTACCAACAATTCGGTACAACGCATTAGGTCAAATTGTAGCCGCAACAAACAATACAATTCGTATAGCCAATACCGTAGTTACTGGTGTTGTTCAATTAGCGGATTCTGTTTCTAATACAAGTACTACCGCAGCCGCTACAGCAAGCGCAGTAAAAGCCGCTTATGATGCCGCAGGAACAAATGCGGCATCAGCATTAACATCCGCACAAGCAAATACTGGCTCTGGATTAATTATTGTTGGTTCAAGAGCCAATTCAGCGTTTGCTCAAGCTAATCTAGCATACGGTCAAGCCAATACATCTTATGGTTCTTTTGATAAAGCCAATTCAGCTAGTGGTGTTGCCGCTTCCGCATTCGGTCAAGCTAACTTAGCATTTAATACGGCTAATTCAGCAAGTGGTGTTGCGGCTTCTTCATTCGGTCAAGCGAATCTAGCCTTCTCTACCGCAAATAGTGCATTTAATGCATCTAATCTATCATCTGGTACTTTGCCTTCCGCTAGATTATCGGGTTCATATACTGGAATAACTGCTGTTGGTGGAATAAACACTTCCCAAACAGGATCAGCTCCAATTTATGGTGTTAGGGCATGGGGAGCCTTTACTGCTTTAGGTGCTACTTTAGGTGCAGGAAATTTATCGTGTAGTCGCACAGGAGCAGGAGTTTATGTAATGACTTTTACAACTCCTATGCCTAATGCAAATTATGCGGTGTCTGCAATGGTTGATGGTACACCGGGAAATTTGCTTGGCATTGGTATATATACGACTGTAGCAAAAACTACTAGTGGATTTAGTCTTTGGGCAGTCACTGGTTCAACGGCATATGATTTGCCATTTAATGTAATTGTTGTTGGTTAAAAGGTAAAAGATGGCCGCATTTTCAGAAATCGTTATAGAGCAAGGCGCAACATTCAACACTACAATTAATGTTGAAGATACGGCTGGAGCCGCAATTAATCTTTACGGTTATACTGCAAACTCCATGATGCGTAAATCATACTATTCATCAAGTGCAACAACAATTACTTCCACAGTAACCGGCACAGCAAATGGTGAAGTAACTCTTTCCGTTTCTGCGACTAATACTGCAAGTTTGACACCAGGAAGATATGTGTATGATGTTATTATTACATCTCCAACATCCGTGGTAACAAGAGTTGTTGAAGGAATTGTGACGGTTCTACCTTCAGTTACGAGGTAATTATGGTTACAGCTAGAATCAATACTCCAGGAGTGATTGGTAAAGTTGCTGTTCGGCCAAATCAAAGAACAACAATTGCAGATCCAAAATTTACACCTAAGCCAAATGTCGGTTTAGTTGAATTATTTGATACTGCTATTGACCAAGCAGAAGAAGGCGACATTATTACATATGTCTCCAGTACAGGAAAATTTGAAAATCAGCAACTTGGAAATGTAAGTGTTCAAGTTCCTAGAATAAACGGTGGGTTTTTTTAACTTACCAAATTCATAAATAGAATAATAAGAAGATTCCACAACTAAGGAACAGTAATGGCAAATACAGTAATTCAACTAAAATATTCCAGCATAACCAATAAGCCTCCTACACTTAATGTAGCCGAACCAGCTTATTCTAATGTATCCAGTACCCTTTGGATTGATGATGGAACCGGTGTTGTAGCCATTGGTGGTAAAGCATACACCGATAAAATTGATGCCGCAGCCTCAGCCGCGACTGCTAACGTTCTTGTTAAGAGAGATACCACAGGTAATGCATCTTTCAATTACATTACAGCTAACATTGTCGGTAGTATTTTTGGTAATGCTACAAGTGCAGATAAGTGGTTTACTCCCAGAAATCTTGGTGTTGATGGTGACGCAACAGGTATTATTTCTGTTGATGGTACAGCAAACGCTAATATTCCATTAGTTCTTTCTAATTCTGGTGTGGCAGCCGGTAATTACGGTTCCGTAACACAAATTCCTACTTTTGCTGTAGATTCAAAAGGTCGTATCACATCAGCATCCAATGTATCAATTTCCACAACATTAAATATTGCTGGCGATTCAGGAACAGATGCTGTAGCACTTGCTACAGATACCATCACTTTTAAAGGTGGTGATGGTATTACTTCTGGTGTTGTAGCGGGAAATACAACAGTTATTCTTGATGTTGACACCACAGTTCTTCGTTCAAACACAGCCATTCTAAATCAGACAATTGATGGCAACATCACCATTACTGGTAACTTGATTGTTACTGGTAATACAACTACAGTTGATGTTACTACATTGAGTGTTGAAGACTCATTGATTGCTCTTGCTAGAAATAATATTACCGATGCAGTTGATATTGGTTTCTATGGTCACTACAATGATACTGCTAACAGACATGCTGGTATTATGCGTCATGCAGGTGATAAGCAATTCTACGTTTTTGATAATTATGACCAAGAGCCTACAGCAAACACAATTAATCCAGCAGATGCAAGTTTCCGTCTAGCAACATTAAATACCAATTTAACGGCTAATATTGCAAATGCTACAGTAGCTACAATTGGCACTCTAACATTAACAAATGATTTGACTGTACCTAATGGTGGTACAGGCGCCAGCTCATTTACGATTGGTAGCATTCTAGTTGGCGATGGAACAGACTCACTAAAAGTTCTGGCTAACACAGGTACAGCAGGAACTTATGGTTCAGCATCTAATACATTAATTGTTACTACAGATACATATGGTCGTGTATCAGCTATTACAAATAGCGCAATTCAAATTGATGCATCAAACATCGTATCCGGTAAACTAGCAATTGCAAGAGGCGGCACAAACAACGATACATATACAACTGGTGCCGCAGTATTCTATGATGGTACTGCAATCAAGACATTAGCAAATACTGGCACAGCAGGAACTTATGGTTCAGCATCTTATGTTCCAGTTGTTACAACTGATGACTTTGGTCGTGTTTCTGGTGTAAGCAATACAGCTATCAACATTGATACAAGCGCAGTTGTTTCTGGCACATTAGGTATTGCAAGAGGCGGCACAGGAGCTTCTTCGTTTACTGTTAAGGGTGTTATCATATCTGATGCATCTTCAACAACTGGAGCATTAGCTTCATTGACTTCACCAACCGAAGGTCATCTATTACAAATTAACTCTTCTGGAGCACCAACTTTTGCACACCTAAATGGTGGA